TCAGAGAAAACGAATGCCGCGCGACTCGTAGACCGATTGGCCCTGCGCGGGCGGATTGAGCGCCATAAGCGACACGGCGTTGAATAACGCCATCAGCGGGTCGATTTTTGCCGTCCCGCTCACCTGCTTCGTGATATTCACGGCGTTGCCGACCGGCACGACGCGCGCGTTTCCGACAGCCCACGTCAACAGTGGCTGGCCGCCGTGATACAGCGCGCCATCCGGAGCCTCGTCGCCCTCGATTCGCTGCCCCGATGCTGCCGCGATGCGCCGTTCCGTCGTCTTGATGGCCCCGGAAAGCTTCCAGCCCTGCGAGATGCCGATCACCTTGTCTTCGGGTACCTTCATGGCCGCGAGCGCGTCTAGGATTGCACCGATGCCCGCCGGGTCAACGCCGACCTTATACAGCAACCCCGCGCGCTCGATACGCGCCACATACTCGGCCGCCTGCACTACATCCTCGCCGATCCGAGACACGATCGTCAGATCGCCCGCTTTCTCGAAATCGTGAAGCGCCGGAGCAATTTCCTTCCGGCGTTCGAGTACAGATGGATGAGCCCACGCGTGCGCCCAGGCGAGCTGGTTCCGCGTTCCGCGCATGCGACCGACGGCAGCCAACCCGAGCAAGTCGTCGAGACCGCCGCCGTCAACACCAGGCGCGATCACCTCGCACGCATCGAGCAGATCTTCAAAGCTGACACGCTCAGGGAGCGCGGCTCCGATCCAGAAATCGGCGCCGGCCCAACGGTCGGACCGGAGATTCATGCCGATCTCGATGTTCAGGTGCTTCGCGATGAACTGTTGAAACGATCCGTCCGTCTTCGCCCGGTTCTTCCTGAGCTGATCCTCCAGCCATTCCGCACTGACCGATCGCCCGAGGTTCGGGTTCGTGATGTAGTAGTTGGCCGGATCGAGATAGGCTTTTGACTTGACCATCTCTGCCGGGAACTCGTACAGCACGCCGAGCGACTTCCGGTCAGCGATCTTGCCGTCGCGGACGTCGCGGTGATACTGCAACTTCTCCTTGAACACACCAGCGGGCGGCTCGTCGCTTTGCGTTGTCAGAATGATGACCCATCCTTCGTCGCGCGACACCTGGCCTCCAGTGGCCTCCATGAACATCGCTTCAGCGTTCGCCCTCTTACCGAAAACCCAGTGCTCGTCGATAAGAATCTTGCCCGACTTCTTGCCCGACACCGTGTCAGTGTCGGCCGCGACCACCTTCAACGACGCTCGGCTTACGCGGTGCGTGATCGTACGGATGTGGTCCTGGACGTGGAACAGCTCCGACAGCTCTTCGTCGGCCCGGATCATCCCGGCCGCCGGCTTAAAGCTGTTGTCTGCCACTTCCTTCGTCGGCGCGAGAATCAGGTGTTCTTCCTCCTCGCGCCAACACAGAATTACGGCGGTCAGCATGATCCCGGCCGCGATCGTCGATTTCGAATTCTTCTTGCGAGTGCGAAGTTAGGCGGCAATCGCTTGTGCCATAAGGGAGGCGGGATTGATAATAACCGAAATACCCCCTCGCATACCCCCGTGTGCGAACCGCAGCCAGATAAGCAACGGAATTACCAACCCAAAAAACAGTTCACGATCGGTGAAGACGATGAAATGCCCTCATTGCAACGTTGCCATTCATGGAAAATTCGTGCGATCCCAAATTTTGGGTGAGCCGGATCTCGGAGGGATGATCGGCGGCCAACCCTGGACAGCATCAGCCATGACGTGCCCGCAGTGCGGTCAAGCGATCATCTTCATCGAGGCCGGCGCGTCAATGCACCGCCTGCTGGTGCTGCCCATGATGGTGTACCCCAAGACAACGGGGAGACTTCCAGCACCTGTTGCTGTCCCGATGCACATCGCCGACGACTACAAGGAGGCATGCACAGTACTTAAGGACAGCCCCAAAGCATCTGCAGCTCTTAGTAGACGCTGCCTCCAAACAGTGCTGAGAGAAAATGGATTCCCGCAAAAGGACTTGGCACCTGCAATTCAAGCCGCACTAGACTCAAATACTTTACCCAAGGCGCTTGCTGAGAATGTAGATGCCATTCGAAATATTGGAAACTTCGCAGCTCATCCGTTAAAAGACAAGAACACCGGTGAAATTTTGCCAGTAGAAGAGCACGAAGCAGAATGGAATCTCGATGTCTTGGAAGAGCTGTTCGATTTCTACTACACCCAACCAGCAAAAGCACGCGAACGACGCGCAGCCCTTGATGCCAAATTAGAGGCTGCCGGCAAGCCCCCTATGAAGGGGGCCTCCGAGTAGCTCTATGTGCGACACGGTAGATTTCACAATCTACCGTGGTGCCACTACAACTCGCAAAGTCCCCTCTGGTGGACGGTTCGGGCCATTAATGTGAGTTGCAACCCGGCCAATCCCTCTCTCGATTGCGTACTCCAGGACAGTGAATGGAGTATGGACCCATGGCTGGCTTAGCGCGCGTAGTTGCGATGCATCTGCTTCCGCCGGTAAGCCGATCGACGCGACGACCGTGAGCCCCGAGGGTTGCCCATCCGCGTTCATCGGGGCGGGTTGAACCTGTCGTCCGTCAAAGATCGGAACGGGCGAAGCCACGCGCCAATTCGCGTCTTGCAATAGATGCCAAAGTTGCTGAGCGACATCAAAGCACTCTGGATCATTTCTCAGATATACGATTTCGACGTTTCCCGCAGCTTCGCCACGGAGGGCGTCGAGAAAGGCGGGGCGGTTGAATTGTCGGGGGCCGACTTGTGCGCGAAGCCGTTCCAAATCAAGCGTTGCTTTTGCCGCGATCTCATTCGACTTGGCCGCCAGTGCGTCTGTTGAGGCAATGCGCTGATCTGCGTCTCGCTGAATTGCTGAACTAACCTGTCTGCTTATTATCGCGCCAGCTAGACCCGTAGCGGCCGCGGTGCCGCCACAGGCCGCTGCGATCCACATCAACCAGACCGTCACCGAGTCCCAGAATTCGAGCGATCGTCCCCAGACTTGCATGCGCCACCTCTAGTTCCACATTTCAGGAATTTCCAAACTCCACGTTAAGGAGTCGACCAGTAGATTCCAACTGGGCTTGGGCAGTATCGCACTGCAATGACGTCCTTGAAAATTCGTTGGATGTCAGAGATTGGGGGATTTGAATCGTGGAGGCTATCCATCTTGCCGCTCAGTGACGGCTTACATGTGCCGGCTGGCTTGAGCTTTTTCGAGTTGAGGAGGATCGGAGATGACTTGGACTGTTGCACAAAAACAACGAATGTGTTTATGCGCTACGCATAAACAGTGCCGGTTTACGGTAATCTGATAGGTGCATTAAAAAAGGCCACACGTCCGTGTGACCTTGGATATTGCGCAACCTGTCGGTATGTGACTCTCCCCCGAGTCATCCACATGCCGACTTTTTCTAACCTTGGGCCGCGATTTTTGACGACTTCTCTCGATCTGTCAAGCTCCGGTCCAAAACCCATAGGGTTTGTATGACTATCTTGATTCGTACCGACGATCCCGCTCAGCTTCTGAGCGACATTCGCAAGAAGATCAGCCAGAAGCACATCGAGACTTGGTTTTTCGACAACGCTGGTGACTTCAGCCATACCCCGGAGCAGTGGCGGTATAAGGCTTGGCTTCGTCCTCACGTTGAACCGGGGCAGTTGCGCTTCAGCCTGATCAGCAACAATAAGATCAACCTTACGAAGGCAATTTACGGCGTTTATCACGGTCGCTTTAGCGAAATGCTGCTCACGCACTTCGAGGACCGCTTCCACGAGTTGCGCTCGACGGCCAGGCAGGTCGAATACGCTGGTGCATAACCCGTAAGGCCCGAGGGGCGCTCGCGCTTGATCTAGTCGCCCCTCCCTTCGCTTTCTGCCGTGCAGCTAGCCATTTCGTGGTGGTAGGGCATCAGTGCGGCTGCAGCCTCAATCCGAATCGCAGTGTCGGCGTCGCTGTTCATGACGGCGAGCAGGAACGCGCGCGGATCGTCCGCCCACGTTATCGTCGCCCATACCGGGCCTGGTTTCTGTTTCATGTCGATTCCTATTTTCTGTTGTTGACTATGAGCTTTGGCGGTGCGGCCGGTGTGAATCGGCTCGCTACCTTCTTTGCCGCTTCGTCGCGTTGCGCTTTCTTCCCTGTCTCGCCTTTCTTGGGGTGCGTGTACTGCACCGCCGCGATTGCTGCACGCACCTGAAGCGCCGTAGCTTCTACGCGGCCGAGCGCGATGTCCTGGAGAAGCTGGAGCATGTCGCGCTCATCCAGCGGAGTGGGAGGCGGCGTTGATTTCTTCGGTCTGCCTGCACCCGGCCGAGCCCCACCGCTATTGGCTCGCGGCCCGCCGGATCTGCCTTTGACGCCTGCCATTTGCTGAATTCCTTTGAAAAAGGGGAAATTTTCTGCGCGTGAGGGAACGTGCGGTCTAGACGGACAAAGGGCCAGGACTTTTGATAGCCCCGGCCCCTTCGACTACCGCGCTGCCGCGTCGCTTATCCCTTCGCGGCCTTGCTCGTCACGCCTTCGATGATGGTGATCGCCTGCGGGTAGTTCACGATCAGGTCGGCGCGGGCATGGCATAGGAAGCCGATTTCGCCCGTCTTCGCATATGCCTCGCGCAGCACGCCGATGTTCAAGTTCTCCCGCATGACGAACTGCATCGTGCTGAAGTTACCGACGAACGCCAGGCTGCTGGCTTTGCCGGTGCCGAGATCGACCGGCACGCCGTTCGTTGCCATCTGGCGCACGCCTGACAGCAGCGGCGGTGCAGCCAGCGGCTGGCCGGTGGTATCGGTCAGGCCCGCGAGTCCGACCAGCGTGCGCGGTGCCATGATGGCCGCGGTGGGTGCCGGTGCCTTGCCTTCGAGCTGCGTTTGGTACGCGGCCAGCAGGTCGGCATAGCCGAAGACCGCGCCGGCCTGCTTGATCTTCTTGATCGTGTCGCGACCATACAGGCCGAGCGGTTCCGGATCGGTGCCCGAGCCGATCAGCCCTACGCGGTCGAGTTCCAGCGCGAACGCTTGCGAGATAGCCAGCGTAAGAGCGCGGGACACGTCATCTGCATCGGCCAGCAGTTCGCGCGAGATACGGACGATGCACGCGAGCGAACGCGGCTTGCCAGTCAGCGCGCGGAAGGTCGGCTCGCTTTCCGCGACCGCGCCCAGCTCCTGGCGCCATGCCGGAACCGGCAGGGTGTCGATGCCGGCAACCGTGATGCTCTTGGCCCCGTCGAGCGGCAGGATGCCCGCGCCAGCCGTCAGCAGTGCGCTTTGATCGACCAGTGCGTCGAGGATCTTCGGCATGACGACGTTCGGCACTGCATAGCCGCCCGCCGTATCCGTCCCGACCGCGAGCGACGCCATTACCCCTTCCGTCGTTTTCATGCCCGCCACACCGCGCATGAAGTCCGCCAGCGTCACGCTCTTGTCCTCGTCGGCTGCCTGTGCACGCTTGTTGTAGTGCGCTGCAATCTCAGCAGAGCGCAGACCGCGAGCCGCGTAAACCGGCTGCTGTTCCGCGCGAGCAGCCGCGCCGCCGGCATTGCCGTTCATCTGCTGTGCCGCCATCGCGATAGCGAAGGAATCGACCGCGGTGCGCAGCTCGTCCACTTCGCCTTGATGCTTGTCTTTGAATTCAGCGAAAGCGGTAGTCAGGCCGCCGATCAGCGCTTGAACATCGGACGGTGCTTGTGCGCGAACGAAGCGGATGCCTCGGGCAATCGGTTTTTGGGTATACGGGTGATTCATTGAGCGCCTCAAATGGAAAATAGGAAAGTGTCTGTCACGGCCCGCTCAACAGCGCTCGGCTATGTTGCTCGGTGTGGTTACGACAGCGCTTGGCGCGTCGCCTTCTGCAGAGGCAGGATGTAGCGCCCGGCATACATCCTGCGATTTGTCAATTATTCTATAGTAGTCCTCAATGGTTAACAACGCCTGTTTCGAGTCGTGCAACTTCAACCGACTCCCCAGCGGCGTCTACCACGCTGATTACCGTCTCCAGCACGCCGCCCATCATCGCGGAACTGCGCACCTGGGCCATGCCGCCCGATTGCAGCACCAGCGAGCAATTTCCGTATGCGTTCGGGTTCTCCACCCGTTGTTGATCGAAAGCGGCTTGCAGCAGGCGCTTTACCGCCCCCTGGTAATCTGCAATCGCCTGTTCAGTGCTGTTCATTTCGGTTCTCCGCTTTGATGGATGCCCGCGCCACCGCGAGCCGTTCAGTGAAGTGGGTCAGGTCGGGGCGCAGCGTCGAAAGCGGCTGCCGTTCGATGCACAACACCACATGGTCGTAAAACTCGTCCGGCCATCGCTCAAGGCGTGCCAGCTCCGTCACGGCGTCGTACAGTTCACGTTGCCATTGCTTGACCAGTTCGGGCGTCATGTATGGCCCCCACGGCAGGAAAGGGCCGTCTTCGATCGGTAGGCCGCCCAGCTCGCGCGCACACTCCCGCAACGCAACCCGATTCGCCCGCATGGCGGGCAACAGCCGATCCGCTGCCGCCTTCGGCCCCCGCCACGTCAACCGCTCACCATCGACGGTCAAGGTGATTCCGCTGCGCCGGCACGCGATCCAGATTTCGAGGGGCGTCATACATCACCTCCCATGTCCGGGCTGTCCGAATTTTCCGAAGATGACACTCCCTTCGCGTTGGCATCTTCGGCGGAAGGCCCAAAATCGACCGCCCGCAAACCCGCGTGGTTGCCGAAGGTGCCACGTGTTCCCGAAGGTGCCACGGTATAGAGAGTGGCATCTTCGTTGGCATGTTCAGGGTTTGGCATCTTCGGCAGCGCCCACTGCCAACCCTCTTTCATCCCGATCTTGCGTCTTTCGACGCCGAGCGAATCCGCTGCGCGATGCATTGTTCGCCACTTAAAGCCCGCTTCGTCGGCATCCTTGCGAATCTGTTTCGAGGACATCGGGCCATCCGAAAGAAGACCCTCCAAGAACTCAGCCGCCTCGACTCTCTCAGTCTTGACCTCATCATCTTGCTGCTCAACGTCGCCGAGAATCTCGCGCGCCGATCCGTCGATCAGTTCTCCCCACACAACTCGACTTGCCCGGACGCTTTCCGTTTCGGTCATTTCGAGCGAGTACGCCACGCCGCCATCGTCCGGGGCGATATTCGATTTCGCGCGGGCCAGAATCCGGCGCTCGGCTGCCTCGTCCTTACCCGCTATCAGCACCATTCGGGCCAACGCGACAAACGCCTGAGAGCCGATTACGCGTTCAGCTGGGTTCTTGCCCTGTGTTCCCTTGGCTACGTGGCTGATACCAAGCACGCAGCAGCGGTATGCGCCCGCCATGTCCACCAGCGCTTGCAGGTTGCGGCGAACGTCGTTGACGCGGTGTGCGTCGCCTGAGACGGCGGAGACGATCGGATCGAGGATCAACAGCCGAGCATCGGCCATGTCGTCCAGTCGTTCGGACAACAGCGGCATGTCGGCGGCTGGATCGAACGGCAGGAGTTCTCCGTTCTCGTCGGTGCGGCCCGTGATGATGTGCACGCGCTCAAGATCGGCGCCGGCCGCCATCAGGCGCGGAACGATCGTATCGGCCGGGTTGTCCTCGCCACTCCATACGAGAACGTCGCCGGCACGATTACAGGCCGTTCCATCCGGCCACGCGCCGCCGCGTGTGACCGTCGCCGCCAGCGCCAAGGCCAGCGTCGTCTTTCCGGTTCCCGGAGATCCCGCGAGCAGGGTCAATTTCCCCTCCGGGAGCCAGTCCGGCCAGAGCCAGCGGATAGCCTCCGGCACAACGTTCGAAGCGCGGGTGATGGTTACAGCGGGGCGGGCCTTCGCGTCGTTCGTTCCCGGCAACCGGGCAAAGAACGCCTCACGGGCCGCTGCGACCCGACCGGCGTCAATCGCACTATCCAATTCCAGTTCGGCGAGGTGATCCGTCATAGCCGCCCCGCCTTCGCCTCGTGGGTGAGCCATGCTTTCGCGGCCGTCACGATGTTTGCCGTCACCCATTCCCTGTGCTTTTCCCACTCGCGTTCACCCATCTGCGTTCTACAGCGTTCGATTTCGCGCTCGATCATCTGATTGCCGAGCGCTTTGATTTCTTCTACTCGGGTGGCTGTCATACGCCTCCCGTACCTTTTGAGGAGTACTCAGCGCTGAATTCACGCTCAAGCCGATTCAGTGCGACTACGCTACGCGCGGCCGTATGCAAGCCAATGTCGGCAAGCTGCCATTCGTAGGTGTCGGCGTCTAAGAAACCATCCCGGATCGCGCAGAACAGGGCTTCGAGGCGGGCGAATTGCAGGCTTGCTTCGCTCAACTCCGTCAGGAGACGGCCTGTCGTGACGTTAGGCGTGGTCATGGCACGCCTCCCGTTTGTTGGCTTCGGCGGGCGGTTCGTCCCCGCGCAAGGGTTCGAGCGCGTGATCGAAGGCAAGGGCGCGATTCCCGATAGTGAGACGCTTCCGGTTCTTGGTGAACGTCATTGCCGGCTCGCCCAGCAGCGTGACGTTCCATTCGGACTCGCCCAGCGAATGAAGCTCGCCAACCAGAACGACGCGGCCGACGAGAGCCGGATTCCATGCGCGGGTAACGCGGGCGAGATCGCCCGGACGACAGCGGAGGTTCATCATGCCGACACCTCCACACGCGAAGCCATGCGCAGCTCGCCCAGCTCGATCTCGGTGCGTTGAACAATGTCGAGTCCAATGCTGCACATGGTGGCGGGCCGTTCTTCGTGCGCCGCGTCATCGCCAATCGCGTCGAACAGAATGGAGAGTTGCCGGAGCTTGATTGAAAGTTCGTCCAGCGCTTTAGCGTCGATCAGGTACTTAACCATGCGACACCTCCGCACGGGCCAGCTTGTCGCCGAGAATGACTCGGGCCAGTGCTGCGAAACGGCCGGCGTCCTCGGCGTCGATCACCAGATCGCCGTAGCTCGTCTGAATCGTAAACCCGCGCTCCATTGCGGGTACCTGCTTCGCCAGCGCGTAGCGAAGGGCGTCAACAGTGTTGGAGTCACGCATGGCGCACCTCCGCACGGGCGAGTTCTGCCAGGCGGCGCAGTGCGTCGCCAGTTACGTCGAGGGCGTCTTGGTATGTGGGGGCGAGCGCAGCAGCGCGTAGCGCTTCGCGGATGATCGTGAGGGTTTGCGAGGGAAACGCGGGCAGACTGCCCGCGCGAATTACGGCTTGTCCAATTCGATTGTTGCACCCACGGCTCGCATCCTGTTCAAAATCCGATCGAGCGTTTCCGTGTCGAGCTCCAGTCGAGCCATCGCGAAGAATAGGATGTGCGGGCTGATTTCGCGTGGCGTCTCGCCCCCCGTGTACTTGCGCCATTGCCGGCCGCCCTGTACGCCGAACAGATCCGCCATTTGGGCGCTGCTCAGCTCCAGTTCCTGTTTCAATGCCTCTAGGTCGCTCGGAGTCGGTGCGATATATTTCATTGGGCGTAAGGCGGCCCACTGCCGCCCATGTTGGCTGCATCATGAAAGAAGTCCTCTCGGCTGTGATGGGTCGCGCGGATGCGCAACCGCTACCGACAATGATAGGACCGTTGGTCCTATATTACAAGTGGTGCGGGCCTATTCCTACGCAGACTCACCACGACTCGCCGCGATTCGCTTTGCGATCCATTCGTCAACCTCTCGCTCCACCCACGCCACTGCGCGCGCGCCGATCTTGATCGGCTTCGGGAAGGTTTGGTTCGTATAGACGGATGTACGGCTTAGGCCCGTCTTCTCGATCACGCGAGCCAGTTTGATAAGGGTGCTGCTCATGAAACCTCCGGACAAGAAAAAGCCCGCTCGTGGCGGGCTATCGTTGCGAAACTCTACGGTCACTACGGTCAGACTGGCGAGATATACCGGGCGCGCTGTGCGTCCAAGTAGTCGGCCCACGCCTGCATCATTTCTTCACGCTGCGGCAGGTACTGCGCGTGGTTATAGGCCGCGCTTACCTTCCCTCTCGATTGGTGCGCGAGTTGAAGTTCGATATGCTCATACGGCCAATCCTGCTCATGTAGGATCGTTGACGCGACGCCCCGGAATCCGTGAATCGTCATGCGCCCCCGGTAGCCAATCGCCCGCAGCGCGACAAGCATCGTTCCCCGGCTCATATGCTTCAAGTGCGACGCTCTGCCGGGAAACACGTACTCCCCTCCCGCTGAAATCTCGCGCAGGCGCTTGAGCGTCGCGAGAGCCTGGTTCGACAGCGGAACGATGTGGGCCGTATCCATCTTCATGCGTTCAGCAGGGATGGTCCATCGCGCGCCGTCCAAATCGAATTCGGACCAAGTTGCCTCAACCAGTTCCCCCGTCCGAACGAAGGTCAGACTCATCATCCGGAAGGCGAGCCGGGTCACTTCCTCACCACAATACCCGTCGATCGCATGAAGAAACGCTGGCAGTTCCGCTTCACCAAGCCGCGCATGATTCTTCGTCCTCGGGATAGCGAGCAAGTCACCCGCCCGCAAATCAGCAACCGGGTTTCGCTCCGCCCAGTCGTGCGCGACGCTGTACCGCATGACTTGATTGCTCACCTGCAACACCAACTTTGCGGCGGCCGGTGCTCCTCGCGCCTCGATCCGCTTTGCCATATCCCGGAACACCGATGACGGAATGTCTGCCACTGGCCGTCGCCCGATCACAGGATAGATGTCGGCCTTCAAATACGATGCGACTTGCTTCTGGCGCAAGACACCACGCGACGGCTTCCAGTACTCGTACCACTGTTCGGCGGCCTGTCGGAACGTCAGATACGGCCGCACCTCGGCGGCCTCTCGCCGCTTCTCCATCGGATCGACTCCACTGGAGAGCAGTTTTCTTGCCTCCATGTGCTTGTCGCGCGCCTCCGCTAAAGACACTTCGGGATAGACCCCGAACGCCATCAGCTTTTCGCGGCCATGGAAGCGGTATTTCCAGCGCCAGCATCGGGAGCCGGTCGGGGTGATGAGCAGATACAGTCCACGACCGTCCGCCAACTTTCGCGGACGTTCAGCGGGTTTTGCATTGCGAATTGCGATGTTCGTTAGGCGCATTTTTGGGGGTATTTGACTTACAAACGAGGTTTGGCACGGAAAGTACCCCCACAAGTACCCCCAAATTGAGGGCGCTTTGCGGGGACTCCACGGAACTCCCCAGAACTTCAAGCGCTCGCCAACACATTGATTTCGATAGTTTTTTTGGCGTGTCACCGTACCTCCTCGAACTTCCAAGAATCTACCGAAACGGCGTCTGTGCATTCTTCTTGCTGATTAGCAGGAAGAATTCACGGATCAGTTGCTTGCCAGTCTCCGCGTCGTACGCGCCAAAGATCGCCGCGACGAAATCGAACACCCACTGCTCGCTGCACTCGCCGAACGTCGGCTTTCCGGGCAGGTCAGTGACCCGCAGCTCCTTGAAGATTGCGACCGCCCGCTCAGCTTCGTCGGGGAAAATCGGCGACGGAATGATCGACTCGCGCGCAATCAGTCGCCTTTCCCAATCGGGGCATGCCGTTGTCCAGTCCATCAGTCGACCTTCTTACCGCCGTTAGCGACGAGCCGCGGCGGTGCCGCCGGAGAAAACCGGCTTGCCGCCTTCTTTGCAGCCTCGTCACGCTGCTCCTTCTTGCCGCCTTCGCCCAGCCGCTTGTGAACGAACGGCATCAGCGCCTTCGCCGCGTCGATCCGCAACTTCGGCTCCGTCCGGGCGTCATTCATCGCCGCGATAAGAAACGCCTTCGGGTCAGTGAAGTTCGTCATCGCGTCCAGGTCGAACCCGGCCGGCTTCTGTGGCGACGGCGACTGCTCAGCGTGTCCTGTGGACTTCGATTCCATCTTCACGCGATTCGCGGCGAGATAAAGGGCCACATCCTTGTCTTTAACAAGGCGCGACCCGGCCGCCGATGCTGTCGCGGGGCTGTAGCCTGCCGCGATAGCCGCGTCCTTATTGGACTTGCCGGCTAAAACAGCATCGGCGAACTTCCGCTTTTTCGCTGTTAAAGCCATTAACAAAATCCTGAAAAGGGGAAATTTTCTGCGCGTGAGGGAACGTGCGGTCTAGGCCGTGTCGGCCGCCAGACTTTTGACACCCCCGCCACGCCTCATCGACGTCCGCTTCGCTCCTCGCGCTGCTTGGTGCTGTCGTGATGCGGCTTGCACAGCGTCTGAATGTTGTCCGGGTCGAGCTGCAATCGTCTGTCGCCGCGGTGCGCGGTGATGTGATCGCCGATCGTTCCGAGCGGCTCGGCAATCCCTCGCGCGGCACACTCGAGCACCACGTCAGCAGGCGACCAACCAGCCATGCCGATTTCGCGCAGGCAGTACACGCAATGCGGATGCTTCGCGAGGTGTTCGGCACGCAGCTTTTGCCACTCGTAGCCGTAGCCACGCGCCGTGCTGCTCATCGTACCTGCGCGCCATGAGCCCGGCGTCATCGTCGCTACGCGCGCAACTGCCATCTGTGGCACACGCGGCTTGAGAGTCGTGAGCTTTCGCGTCATCGCGCGACCAACCGAACAGCGCGCACCCAACGCGGGCGACGGCGAAACACTGAAACGGCCATACCAACTCCCAGCGCAGAAAAGAAAAAGCCCGCGCGGCAAAACCGGGCGGGCCTTCTTTGGGCGCACCTCGCGCCCGACGTCGTCAATATACCGAAGCGCAAGCGAGTTTACAACCTCTTTTTGTGCATGTTTACAATTTCATTTTTCACACAAGCGCCTTGTGGTTGACGCCAGCCAAATACGTTTGGCCGAGCTCGGTCCTTCACCACCGACTTTCATCCCTCTTACATTTTTCTATAATTTAATTATGTACTTTCTAGTGCGCAGGCTCGATCTGTCATCCGTAAAAGTACCTACCATCAAGCTTCTCTGAGTTTCCTATCTTCAATCTGTAGTGTGTGACGGTTGGCTACCTATAACTGTCAGGTCATGCTCGTTTCATTTGATGAATCACAACAGACAGCCTCCTAGGTAGATTTCGCGCTCCATCCTGATCCGATCGAAGCCAGCCTCTTTCCGGACAAAAGAGCAGTTAACTATTACCTCGTTCGAAACAGATCAAATCTGATTCGACAATTTACTGAACATACGGCCATAAAGATTGCACGACGCGTGCGCCAGCACCTATTTATGATGTAAAAGGTCTATGTCCTATACACCTGAAGCCAATGCAGCAGGACTGCCTCCCCCACAGGAGAACTTTCCGCGCACCACAAGCACCACGAGTACGAAACTCAAGGCGGCGCTTGGGTGGTATGGCGTCGTCACGATTGCGCTAGTTCTTGCAGTTGCCGTACTCTCATCGCTGGTCTTAATCATGAACCGTCTTAGCGGCGAGATCGACACACTCGTCAAGGAAAATAATTTGACTGCACTCGAAATGCACAATGAGCTACAGGAATATGTGCTCACCATCCGTGACTCTAAATCGGGTATAGCAGGAACGGAAAACAGATTAGTAAACTCCGCATCCGCCATGAGAATGAAGGAGCGCCTACAGAAATTTGCAATAAACAACCGCCAATTGTACACCGACGTAATATATCTTTATACGGTATGGCGCCATTTCAGAATAATCATCCCACCCGATTCCGTCGAAAAATATTCAGACGAAAACAATAAACACACAACCACAGACTATACAGACATAAACCTATATGCCAGTGGTTGCAAAAACTATCAAAATTCATCCTATGCATTTATCACACCTCCAGAGTTTATGCTTGGCTACATAACTCCGTACTCTGCGTCAAAGATATCCTCTTCCGAGGCTATAGGGCAGAATTTTTTTTGGATCCCGCCTCCAAAGACTATCCCGTGGATGTGCGACAAGGATAGTCTCCGAGGGGCCTTGGAGATCACGCTTCCATTGCTGCGCGTCGGTTCTGTCAATAAATTCGACCTAATCGAGCAATCTATTCCAGAACTTGACGTGCAAGAGGGATTCAGCAAGATGTCCGTGTATCAGGACATCCGCGCAATGGCACTAATCCTCCGCAATGAGGTTGCAACTTTCGCAAACACTGTCTCCGGATTTATGCTACCAATCCTGTATGCCCTTTTGGGAGCATCCGCAAGAATTTTCCGTGAGTTGAGGAGAAAATCACCGAACGGCACCTCCGGAGAGGTCAACAAAAATACCCCGGAGGCAGGGCGGTTTGTAACTGCCGCGATAGTCGGGAGTGTGATTGGATTATTCACCAATCTCCTGCATAGCGGGGTTGAATTTTCTCCATTGGCAATAGCATTTATCGCTGGCTACGCATCCGATGCATTCTTCGACTTTATTGATCGCATTGTCGAGACCGTGATGCCAAGTAAGCCTTAAGGCATCACTCACTCTCTACGGCACTTGACAACATCTGCCGTCGCCGAAGCGGCATATATATGGCGCGCTTAGCCTGCTGATACAGCTCATGCGCGTCCGATTCACTGCATGCTCGCGGATCGCCCCAAACAGATGCCATGCATTTATGATTCATCTCTCTGATAGATTTCGCTTTCATGTGTCGCTGAATCGCAGCACGCTCCTGCCACGACAACGCGTCAACGCACAAATCAACCTGTTCCGCGCGCCGTTTCGCTGCCTTGCGATCAGCTTCCTCCGTCCTTTCATCTAGGGTTAGCTTCTGCGCGCTTTCCGTGAACCCTCTGCAAGATGGATCGATGCGGCCATAGCCGAGGCGAGGAGCATATCCAGATTGCCACGCGTACCACTCATCCAGCAGTTCCTCGATCTGGTTGCTTTCGTCGATCGTCAGTTCGTGTTGTTCATTCATGGAAGGACTCGAAACGGAATACCCCAATACATCAGCCAGTCGATAAGCACAGTGCGGATCTCTTCGCTGCGATGAAACGGCAGTTCGATCTGACCGTCATCGAGCTCAATGCCCTCAAGAGGACAGCCAGGAAACGCTATGCGGCGACTCCCTGTAAGCACTTCATTTCGACGAGCCGCCATCTTTGCCACCGGTTCCACAACGTCTTTCAAATCGAAATACAGATAGGCGCTCACGGCAAACCTCGTACGTCCCATTGCAAATCGCCGCTCTCAATAAACTTTCCGAGCACGCGCGACTTTTTGTTGTCGACCCAGTACGCCTTCGTTCGCAAGACGCCCGGCTCTACCCATCGCGGATCGCTCGATGAGATGTGCGTCCGGTGACGCGCCGGGATAAAGGCATCGACCTCGACGACGGTCAGCAGTTGGCGCTTGACGGTCGGAATTCGCGCGATCCGATAGACAGTCGTCACGAGTGGCCGGTGCATCTCGGAACTGATCACCGGCCCCATGCCGTGCTTTCGCTTGAAGCAGTGCCGGCCCGCAGGCAACTGCACGGTCAGAATCACTGACAATTCGTTTCTCCCATCTTTCGGGCACGCACCGGCACCCATTCGACGAACGCCAGCAGAAACGCATCCGCTTTCTGCCACCGCTCCGCCTTGCCCTGATCCAGCCACGCGGCACCAGTAGCAGCCCGGCACCGTACGCTCGTGACTGGCCTTGATCCCCATGCCTTTCCCGGCGGCAAGGCTATTGTCGTGACATGGCACTACTGTCTCGTCGTTTGGGTTGCATGGGCAGACGAAAGGCACGCGCAGATAACACGGTTCGCCGCGGCAGGCCGCAAGATACTTCGCACCTTCGGCGACAGTAGGTTTCTTGATCCGGCTTTTGATCGCTGCCCGCCGCTTGAGTGTCGAGCCCGATGCGAGGCTGTTGAACGGCGAACCCGGCTTGCGCTTGAAGCCGGTCGAACGAAGCTGCGTCCTGCGTTGAAGTGGTGCGGAACGCTTCATGCGGCCTCCAGAAGGCAAGCGCCGCGAAATGCCTCTGCGACAGCTTGTGCGGCCGATGCTCCGCGCTTCTCCCACCATCCGTCGTACAGGTATCCGCCGTCCGGATGCTTGACGATGATGTACCAGCCGCCCATACACCGCGTCGCTTCACGCCGAACCCAGATTTCGTAGCCACGCCAATAGCCGAAGACCTCGGAGCCAGAGTGCTCGACAGCCTTACCTTCCTCGATAAGGCGCTGCATCGGAGTCAGTGCGCTCATGCAGCCACCCGCCCGACGTCGACCAATGCGCGCATTGCCGGCAGCAGCTCGGTCATGCCAATGTCGATTGCAAGTTGCCGTTTGACATGCGTCGGAATGCACTCGCTCGACGGAGGGAACGGCTTGCCGGTGAGACTCAGCGGCTCCCCTTTCCGATCACGGCGCCCACGTTTCACATACCCGTCCGCGACCAAACGGCGCACGGTTTTTTTGATGCCCTCGACCGTGATGCCGAGTTTCTTTGCCAGTTCGCGTTGAACAAGACCGGGGCTTTTCTGCAGGCATTCGCAGATGCGACGCTGCGCGAGACTCATCCTTCGTTCAGCCATCAGACCTCCTTGATCGTGATGTCGTACTTGTCCAGCATCTGCTTGCGCTTCTGGATGTACGTCGGGTTCTTCCTGGTCACCAGCGACTTCACGTCCTCGACAACCTGCTTGCCTGTCTCAACATCGACATAGACGAAGTCGGCGACGTACTTCGATGCGCGCTCCCACGTGCCGTCGTCGCGCTGTTTGCGCTCCGTGAGGACGAACGGCACTTGCAATCGCAGGTCGCGGATATGACCGGACGCCTGCAGTTGAACCAGTTGGAACCATCGCGAGCGCTCTTTCTGGCTGTCGAACTTGATGCCGTCGTGCTCGCATTTCGTGTTGCGGTACTTCGGCGTCCGCTTCGGTTTCTGCATCGACAGCGGGATCGGCGCGCCGGGATCGAAGCCGTCGACAATCTCGTCGAATCCACTGTCGACCTGGGGCCGGTTCCCTGTCGCCGCGAAAATCGCTTGCTGCGCGGCCGTCATCGTCGGCCGCGAGTCGTCGCGCACGCGTGCCGTTCCAACCATCGTCGTGCCGGCCGGAACGACCATCGGCCAAGGCGTCCGCTTCGTCATGCCGCCTCCCGTTGCGCGCCCTGGTCGCGCGGAATGTCGTTGAAATAGGCGTACAGCGCTTCGTAGCGCTCTTCGCTTTCGCGGCTGACCGTGCGCAGCATGTCTTCCATCCATTCGCCCGGCCCGGCCGCCTTGAAAACGCGCGCTTTGTATTGCTCGAACACCTGGTCCGGCCTTTCCTCGATGCCCAGTTGCTTGCCGCGCTCGCGGATTCCCTGCGCCGTCTTCCACCAGTCCGGCGAAATCGCCTGTGCCCCGCCGGTTGCGTCGGCCGCCTCTGCCTTCACCGGAAACAGCCCAGTCCAGCCGCGCAGCACCGCTTCGTCGATGCAGGCCACCGGATCGTGGCCAAGGTCGCGCAGCTTGGTCAGGCGGCGCACCGAAACCTTGGCCGCCGGGCGCGTCCACGGCGCCGACTTGTCGCGGGCCTTCGCTTCGCGGTGCTCGCACCAATCGGCCCATGCGTCTGCTGGCAGCCAGTCGGGCAGTTCGATCGATCGAAGCTCGGAATGCAACCCAACTCGCGGCGCACGCCGCGCGTTTTGCTGTTCTCCGTTCTTCTCTTGTTCTTCTCCTTCTTTATTGCCCTCCAAATTTCCACCCCCTTCGGACGAAATTTCACCCCCCTTGACGTGGGATTTGGGGAGGCTTCGCGTGGGATTTCCACTCCCTTGAGATTTCGAGCCGCTTGAAATTTCACCCCCCTTAGCCCGTCGAGATTTGGAGGGGCTTTGTTTTTCACCCCTCTTTGCGAACTCGTCAGCCGTCGGTGGGCTGAGCGGGATCGCGTCTCCGGTGCGCGGATCGACTGCCTGAACAACAATTGACCCTTCCGGGGCGAGCATTTGATAGACGACGATGCTCCGCGTATCGCCGCGCCGATATTCCGTCTCCACGAGGAATCCAAGCTCGATAAGCTTGTTGCGCGCCTTGCGGATAGTCTGGATGTTCAGTTCCGTATCGGTTTCGAGCTCGTCGTTCGTGACCCAAGTCGAGTAGTCCTCGGCCGCCCAGTGCGCGTAAGTCTTGAGAAGCGTCTTGGCCGACGAATCGCCGACACGCTGACGCTTGGCCCATTGATAGGCGTATCCGCTCATGCAGCCTCGTCGATCGACATCTGGCGGGCATCGGTGGCCGCCTGCGGGGCTGCGTCACTGTCCAGGCCGAGTACCCATCGGAGCACATCTGCACGCTCTCCTGTCGCCTTCTCCAACTCGGCAGCGATCTGCTTGCGGGTTCGCATACGCGGGGCGGCATCGCCGGTCAGCGCCGCTTTCTGCGCTCGCGACCGCTTATGACCTTGCTTGCCCTCTCCAGCAGCGATCACCTCTTTCACTTTTGCGCGCTGTTCCGCCGGTTCAAGCTTCGCCAACGTCCGAGCATGCGTGACGTTGATCTGCCCGGTGTCGACGGCTTTCTGAACGTCCTCGCAGCAGTCGAGCAATGCGACGGTCGATCGCACCGTCTGGACGTTGCAGCCAAACAGGATCGCGACATCGTCCTCCGACCGCATTCGCAGCTGACGCGCCATCTTCGCGGCCGTAGAAAGCGGAGTTTCCTGTTGCCGAATCGCGTTCTCGCTCGCGATCCGGGCCGACAGAACCGACGCGCGCTCGCTGCGCCCGAGACGCCGGACAATCCCCGGAACGGTGATCGGCGGATCGCCACGATCGATCAGTCGGCGATTCGCCTCTCGGGCCGCTTTCACACGTTGTCGACCGGTGACGACCTGCACTTCACCGGTTTCCGGATCCTTCGTTACCTCGATCGGTTGGATCACGCCTTGGAACATGATGTTGCGGACCATGCTCTCGTCAACCGGCCAGTGAACACGTTCGTCAAAGAGCGGATGATTCGGCTCGGTCACGAGCACCAGCGTGTCAGGGTCAAAGTCGAGCGCGTTGCCCTTACCCTTCGCTCCGTAAACGTCGATGGAGTTCTTTGCCATTCAAGGATCCTCAATGACCGCACGGCACAGAGCCGTCGAGTGATTCGAGCGCCCCGCACGACAAGCACTTGCGCGGGTACGTCGGGTGTTGGCTGGTATCGCGCACAATGCGCTTTACCTCTTCGGAAGTGGCCGGATTCCGCTGATACGCGTCGGCCCGCTGGCTGATCTGATTGGCTTCCATAAATTGATATTTTTTAGGATTACTAAATCCAGACACAAAGACCCGATCGGGGGCGCTTGCGACCGGCTTCAGAACGCCGGCTGAAGCCGGCGTGCCTTACTGCTTCGTTTCCTGCTGCGCCTCAAGGAATAGAAATCCGGCGACCCTGAATGCTTCGGCGACTTCCGAATCCTCGATGGCAACCCTTTCCAGCTCCTTCGTCAGTGCGTTTCGGTTGTCACCCACCCGTTTCCGGGCGTCCTCTACGGCCTTGCAGCCTTTCCGAAGCGCATCTTCCTCGGTCATTTCATGGCGGCCCTCTGCTGAATCACTTCTTCCATCAACGTCAGCATCGCCATGCGCGCGAGATACTGCGACACGGCGCGATTGCCGACGACCCGCTCAAAGTCCGCGATCAGCTTTGCCGGCAGGTCCTGCCGCGGCTTCCCGTGACGATCAACCGGATCGCGGTTGAGCATGTTGGAAAGGTGCGAAGCCGGAACATCCAGCAACTCCGCCAGCGTCCTTTGCGTCATGCCGCGCACCGCTCGCAGTTCCCATGCGAGACACACGGCATCACGGAAAGTCGCGCACTCCGCGATCGACTCCGGCGCGACGAAACGGTCGCCCTGAATCGGCTCGGGGCCGCGCGGTGCCTGGGAATAGGCCGGAACTTGCATCTGCCCTCCATAGTGAAAATCAAATGAATTACGACTGGAATTACGACTCGGCTGAGGCGCAAAATTTTTTCATCAGCCGCTTGATTGGGTGAGGGTTCCGGCTCTCGCCGTAGAATTGGCAGTTCTCACACAAACCAAAACCAACCGAGGAACCCTCATGACCGACAAACAACCCGAAGGGCCGCTCTTCTTCCCGATGACGAAATGCGAAGTTGCATTCGACCGCGGCCTCCAGGTAGTGACCCTTCGCCCCAGCTTCCTTGCTTTTGGAAAAGAACACGATGGCCGCGGCCTAATGCTGGAGCTGGAACACGCCCGACAATTTATTGCTGCGATTGAGCAGGCACTTGACCTCGCGAAATCGCAACCACGTATCGTGAACTGAGCGCTTTGCCGCCGTGATCCTCAAGCCGCCAAAGCTGACCACCGGGCTTGCCCGATTCAGCGATGGCGACATCGACTGCCGACCGGATCAGCCAGAGGACCAGCCTCGCGTACAGGCGCTTCATGCGACCTCCTTCTGTTGAGCGAGCTCAGGCCAGATCAGGTGCCAGTCGTCAGGGCGGAGTACTCGGCGCGAGAGCTTTCCAGCAGTGAAGCTCTCGATTTGCACGCACCTCTTCTCCGAGATCGCACTTTCACCTGAGGCCATCTGGGAAAGGTAGGAAGGAGACACTCCAAGGAACGCCGCCAACCTCTTGGCGGTGCCGCGCTCGCTGGTCGAAATGAATTCCTTGAGGTTCATGAGAGGCAGTTTAGTTGCAACTAAACACACAGTCAAGTGATTGCTTATTTAGAAGAGACTAAACTTTGGTTATGGACATCCAAGAAATCCGCCGCTCAAATCTGCGCCGATGGACTGAGGCGCATGGCGTTCCCAGTAAGGAGAAAAGCTATTTCTCCCAGTTGCTGGGTGGCACGTCTTTTGGAGAGCGGGCAGCAAGGCGACTTGAGGCGGATTATGGTATGGGAGATCGATACTTAGATCAGGCGCTGCCCGAATCCGATTCGGCAAGCCGTTCTCTTAGCGACCTCAGCCCAGCGGCCCGGGCACTCACTAACGCAATTTCAGATGCAGACAAGAGCGGCATATCCGCAGACGTATTTGACGCATTGAGGGAAACCCTCAGACTCTTCCGTAGAGATTCGGCTCAACCGCGGGCCGCACGCTTTGACGTGGAAGATCCATCCCACTAATTGGCGTCAAGTTCCAGTCATACATCAGGGCCTCCGTACACAGCCCAACTTTTCCCGTACGCACATCTCGCGCCATCACACCTGGGCCCAGCAGTTCTGTCACCCAGTCATGCGTTCCATCGAGGTACCGCTCCGCAACACGCACCAAGAGCCCGATACGCTCCGGAACGCTGCACTTCGTCACGATCGCCAGATCGCCTGGCCTACACCGCATCCTGTTCGCCCTAATCTCTCGATCCAATCTTGCCCCCGGCCTTCTTCACCACGAATACTGTATGCATGTACAGTAGTTTAGACCCAGAATCGGGGAGCTTTCAACTGGTGCCAGCAGGCGCTCAACGAAGTTGCCCGTCTTCTACACGGGTTTCCTACCTCGGGCACCGCTGCTCCCGGCGGATTCATTCGCGAGCAGACAGTTTTCCCAGTGTGGACAATGGTATGCTGAACCGTGGAGTCATATCAGCCGTTGGTCCTAGCGTTCGAGACCCGTTCGTCGTGCATATGTGTGACCAAATGAACAGGATCTTTGGCTGGTGTCACAACACATGTGACAAGAAATCGGTTGCCACCAGTTAACCTATAAGTTATCTTCTGGGTGTCGAGTGTGCTCGCACAAAAACTTGACAAGAAAAAGCTATTGCAGCTAGCCGGGGCCGACCTGCAAAGGGTCGGAGCACTCGCTCGTGAAGACAAGGCAACGAAATGGACGCTTGTCACAATTGCGAAGTCGCCTCCTCCGCCGGACTCGGGACGGTTTTTCCGCTCCTTGGAGGATCACGTCGATGCTCCAGACAAGAAAGCCAGCTATCTGACTATGGTCGCCGAACTATGCAGCGCCATCGAAGTTGACGACTATCAGGCTGCCCTCAAGGTTGGAACTGTGAGCGTGAAGGCTGCACACCATTTCAAATATGGTGGGCACAAACACGCCGTCTGGGAATTGAAATACGGGAAAAAGGATCGCATCTACTTCTATCCGCACCCGCAGGAACGGCTGATCTTTCTGTTGATGGCCTATCACAAGAAAGATCAGCAAACGCCCGAAGATGTATGTGCTGCGTGCGAGAGGGACATCAAGCTGATTCTCGATCCGAAGTGCAAGATTGATTTTTGTTAGGAGAAGCAAATGGGACGCCAACATAGTAATGCGGAAGTCGCGAGCATGGTCGCGGAGCATGCTGAGCTGTTGACGAACCTGCGCAGGCTCGATCCGATCACCCAGGTGAGAAGTCTCATGAGAGAAAAGGGCCTTATGAGCACTGACTTGGCTGAGCGCATGGGTGTGTCGAAGGAATGCATTTCGAGGTGGCTGAAAGGAAACTCGAACATTCAGATCGATACCTTGTACAAGCTTGCCGACGCCCTCGAAGAGCCGCTCACGATTCTCTTTGGTTCTCACGAGCAGATTGCTTCCAAAGACCGAGCGGAGTGGGCAGCATGCGTCGATAGTGGCGAAGTGGCCGCTGAAGACGGTATGACGATGCTGTTCTCAAAATACGTTACTAGTGGTGACCTGACATCGCTCCGTGACAACATCGCAGCAAATGATGATGACATCACCATCGAGAAGCAGGAGACCTATGAACCCGTCTTCGCTCACGCTTGAGCGGCTCGAGTTTTCGCAGATCCATATTGAATCGAACTCGGATTACAAGCTGCCTGATGACCAATCGGGTCCACAATTGTCATTCAGTTTCGATGGGGTCAATTTCCGACGTCGCTCTCTACTACGATACCCTCCCGAGGAAGCTGCCGACCCGAAGCACTTTTTTTGTATGTTTGGGTTCCGAGTCGCGAAGGAAGATCAGAAGGACAAGGTAATACCGTACGAAATTGACGTTGAAGTTACCGCGTTCTTTACGTATCTTGACGACAGCTTGAATGGCGCCAATCGCTTTCGTGGCGTTCGCTTGTCCGCGTACCAGATGTTGTATGGAGCGTTACGGGAGATGGTTTCCAATCTAACAGCCCGATCAACCTTCGGAATGTTGCAACTGCCGTCTGCCGACTTTCGTGAAGCAGCTCGCCTCGATTCAGAAGCTGACGAAAAGCGCCGACAAGAACGCCTAGCCAAATTACAACGCGGCAAAGCTAGCGAAACGGCGGAAGATGTGGATGCAAAGGTAACCCCCAAAAAAACTGCTCGCAAACGCATCGCCAAGAAAATCTCGAAGGAACAGTAGTTGCCACCTTCCCCGAATGCCCCGCCCAGCGCGGGGCATTTCATTTCCGAAGCCGGCAAGTCAAAGTCTCACAGACCTCGCCGCCCCAACTTCTCCCATCGTCGCACGCCAGAGTCCCCTCCCTGCAAGCAGTCGCAGTCATCTTCCCATTCCCAATTTTTCCATCACCTCATGCGCCCATACCAGCAGTTCGAGCTGCACTGTGGCGGCTGCGCCGTCTCATCGCGGGTGAAATCCAGATCACTGCAAGTGCTAGCTCTAGCGTCATGATCAGCCTCTGATGAGCTTCGAGCGCACGCAATCAAAGGTGCGGCCCTCGAGTTTATATATTACTTGACGTTTGGTTTAGTATTTTCTAATATTCTCATCAATGCAGCACTGAACGCTGCGCCACCGCTCCGGTGGATCGATCTTTAAGAGTGCTAGTGCGCCGGGACCCGCAAGGGAGCAACCGGCCGGCTCAATGGTGTAGCCGAGAAACGGGGTAGCGCCCGACACCGCGTAGCTTTCATGAGATGGGGCCTTGCTGATGCGGACGTGGTCTGGCCGCGGCGAGGGAGCCAGAGGACGCCGGAGTTGGTCGCGACGCTGTACAGCGGATCGCGAGATAGCCGGAGAACGGACCGGAGGGGAAAGCAAAGCCGGAAACCACAGCACCGGCCCCATCCCATGAAAGCTGCTCTCAAGAGCACGCATTCGGCCGCGGCTAGTCCGCACCGACCAACCTACTGCAGCAGCACCCTGCTGAGTGCGCGCCCTTGAGAGTTTCGACAGCGTTGATCGGACGGCATTGATCGCCAGTGCCGTTCGTTGAGCGTTGTTTTACTTTCGCATTCCTAATTAGATGGCAGACCAACGCAACACGAAGGGGAACGATGATGCAACCGTACATCCAGCCGCAATGGGGCGTGACCTATCACCAACCGATGACCGGCGAGCGCAAGACCGTGCGGGCCGGCGGCGAGAGTCGCGATCAAGCAATTAGCGAAGCCTCGCAAAAGATCAAGGGTGGCGCTGGTTGGTATTTCGAGCACGCCGTGCGCGTCGCCTAACAACCGCTCCCGCTACTGCGGGCTATCACATCAATGCGAGATAACCATGAATCGAGATTGGATTCCGCTCTGTGTAATCGGCGCGCTCTATCTGCTTGCCGGCGCCGTCGCCCCTCCGATCGACTTTCTGATGGGAGTGTGGTCGTGAAAGCCCTGCTGATTCTGTGGCTCAAGTGCCTCGCCGTGTTCATCGGCGTCGTGCTCGTTCTCGCCACCACACAGCGATGGGATGAGTCCGTCCAGTGTGCAGCGACATATTGCACCTGACCCAGGGGTTCGTCGAAATCCGACCTACGCCACAGTGCCTCAGATAGACGAGGCGATCACTCAGTCGCTCGGGAGCACGGGCTTTACGTTGGCCTCTTCACCGACAATTGCAAGACAAAGCTCTCGGCATTCGGTCAGTCTGGCGATGATGGTTCCGAGATTGGAAACGAGCAGTGCAATATTTCCCGACGTTGCTGAACCGGGAATATCGTGCTTTCGCGACAAGATCGCATCCTGAGTAAGTGTGATCGTTGCGAGACCGCTTGATAGGAGAACGGCGGCACGCTGGCTTACCCCAGCCAACGCGACAACCTCGTCGTGAGATATCGTGAATTGAAGGTCGAGGATTCTACGTGCGTTTGCCGTGTACGCATCTCTGTCGATTGGACTTTCCTTCGCGATCCCGTTGAGGTTACGCTGGATTGTGGTCAGAGTCACATGCGGGCCTTTCAATCGCGTCTGCAGGCCAGCCGCCACTAACCGGCCTCTAATATTAAGCTCCTTGGTTCTTCTGAAACCGTCTCGCAGACCCAGCCAAAGAGCAACCATCGCGCTCGCAACTGTTCCAATTGCGACCATCACGTTCCAAGCGTTCGAGGACGTGGTGCCGCCAATCATAAGCAGCACTTTCCATGCGGCAACAATGCCGCAAAGTACAAGGGAAACATGCACCGCGTAAGCGATGCCACCCGTTACTGAAGGACTCATCTGCCGCAGCAATTTCATCATATTCCCCGCAGTTCTTGATTCGTTTTGTTGAAATCGTAGCACGACCTTTTCCCCCACAAGCCACGCAAATTCCGGTGCCTCGGATGCGTGGCTTTTTCTTGTGGGCGGCCAGTACGGCGCCCACTCTTTTTTTTCTGATTTGAGGATGCGATGACTTCGCGTAACCCGTACCTGATCGAGGGACCGGCGCAGATTTGCTTCAGCGGTGGTCGAACGTCGGGCTACATGCTCCACCAGTTGCTCGAAGCGAACGGCGGCCTGCCTGACGACTGCATCGTCTCGTTCCAGAACACCGGCAAGGAGCGCGAGGAAACGCTCGAATTCATCAACGAGTGCGCGGTTCGCTGGCATGTGCCAATCACATGGATTGAATGGGACGGTTTCGAAGAGGGATCGCGCTCACGCTGCCACGTCCGTATCGTGAATTTCGAAACAGCCAGCCGGGAAGGTGAGCCGTTCTCACGTCTCAACGAAGCGCTCGGTATTCTCCCGAATCCGGTCATGCGTACCTGCACTGCCAACCTGAAGGTAAAGGCCGGCCGAGCTTTCATGCTTTCGCAGGGATACAGCGAATGGCAGAACGTGATGGGCATTCGCGCAGACGAGCCGCGTCGAGTCACTCGACTTACTTCGCCCGGCCGAGACAACAGCGGAGGTGAACCGAATCTGCCACTGGCCCGCGCCACCGTGCGCAAGGCTGATGTCCTCGCGTTCTGGCGCGCGCAGCCATTCGATCTCGCGCTCGATCCGGAAGGCGACTTCGGGAATTGCGACGGATGCTTCCTGAAAGCGCGGCACAAGATCGTGCGCGCGTTCGTTACACGGCCAGAGCTGGCTACCTGGTGGATCAACGAAGAATCGCGCCCGTCAGGCGCCACATTTCGAAACGACCGCCCACGCTATTCCGAACTGCTGCGCGAGGCCGAGTTCTACGCGAAGCAAATCCCGCTTGCATTTCCCGAGCACGAAGAGGACGACGCCCTCATCGATTGCATGTGCGGCGACTGACCCACAGAGGACACCACTTGAATGAGCTTCATCTTTTCGCGGGCGCTGGTGGAGGAATCCTTGCAGGTCAGTTGCGGGGGAACCGATGCGTATGCGCCGTTGAATTTGATCCCTACGCCCAGGCCGTCCTTGTCGCTCGGCAAAACGACGGCACCTTTCCTGCGTTCCCGATTTGGAATGACGTTCGAACCTTTGACGGCAGACCTTGGCGCGGAATTGTTGATGTCGTGGCTGGAGGCTTTCCATGCCAAGACATCAGCGCAGCCGGCACCGGCGACGGACTCGACGGCGAACGTAGCGGCCTCTGGACCGAAATGGCTCGGATCATTCGCGAGGTACAGCCTCTCGGAGTCGAAGTGGAAAACAGCCCAATGCTCACTTCTCGGGGACTCGGACGAGTTCTCGGAGACCTGGCCGCGATGGGGTTCGATGCGGAATGGGGAGTGCTATCTGCGGCCGATACAGATGCCCCTCATCTACGGGAACGCATCTGGATTCGAGGTTATCTGGCCGACGCTCACCGTGCACGGCAACCACAACATGCCCGGCGCCAGCAAGAGTTCGGGATGGGGTCCGTCGAGTGCAGCGAAACTCTGGCCCACCCCGACGGCCAGTTTGGCGGACAAGGGCGGCCGGATCACGCCACGCAAGGGACGCGAGGGCGGCACGCTGATCGAGGCGGTGTCGTCGCACCTGTATCCGACGCCCTGCGCGATCGATGCGGGCAGCGGCCGCATCAACAAGAGCCCGAGTCCCGGAGCTGCGGAGCGCCCGACGCTAGCGATGATGGCGCGGAAGGGAATGTGGCCTACGCCGTGCGCAAGCGCGAGCAAAGGTTCGTCGCCAGCTGCGCTGAAGCGCAAGTCGGGAAAGAGCCGGGAGAACGATCGGATCGATCACGCGGTTATGGCTTCGGACGGTGGCCAGCTGAACCCGGAATGGGTCGAGTGGTTGATGGGATGGCCCATCGGGCACACCGCATTAGAACCCTTGGAAACGGCCAGGTACCGCGAGTGGCTGCAACAGCATTCACCCTTCTCTCACGCTGACGAACAGGATCGACTATGAACGCCCAGAACGAAAAGTGCCCCGCTCCCGAACAGGCGAGCGAGGCGGTACCTCAGCGGCCGAAGACGGAGAACCCAACCGCCGAAGCCATTTTCGAGCAGGCGGCCGGCGCGGGCAATCTGATTAATTCGAAATTCGGATTCGGAGACGGAAACAACCGCGCTGATGCGCTGACGGACGACCAGCGTCAAGCGCTCGGCGAAGCAATTTCCGAGTACTTCGGCAAGCTGGATTCCGATGAGGGAGTTCGCGCGCCGGAGGGCCGCATCCTTCGCACCTTCGACTACTGCGATTCACGGAACATCGACGACCTGATCGACCGCGCAATCGTGCCGGTGCTCGCCACCTCTGCCAATGAGACAGGTGCGGAAGGGCTGGACGGCCTCGCTCATGAATTGTGGTCGGCGGCGCAACTCACACCCGGCGAGGGAATTGAAGACGGCGTGCGTCGTGTTGCGGAAATCAGGCAGGCGCAGTTCGATTGTTTTGCGACAGAAGTGCGGTTTGTTCGTCGCGAACTTGACATTGAAGATTCTGCTTATTTGGGGGCTTCAGTTGCCGCAATCAGGGCGCTGAAAGCCCGCGCGGCAGCATCGCCCGCTGCGGAGGACGATAACAGCATCACGCTGGATCGCCGCGACCTGTTCGACTTCGTGCGCGGCGCGATCAAATCAACATTGCAGGATTACAAGGCGGGCGAAGGCATGACGCCGTCTTGTTACTGGCAGGAAGCGACGAACCGGACGGAAGCGGTGCTCGAAGCGCTCCACACAAAGTCGCCGTACATCGAAGCCGCCCCGCAACCCGCGCAGGCCGACGCACCTGCCAATGCGCGCCCCAAGTGCCACGGTTGCCCGATCAATCCAACGTGTCCGTCCACTTCGTGTGGCACCCCCGCCGATGCGCGCGAGTCGCACACCTACGCCAGCACACAGGCGACGAACTGTGCGTCGTGCGGCGAGCACAGGCACACGCCGCTCCGGATCGACTGGATGGGCGGCTACGTCTGCCTGACATGCATCGATCGCGAATTGGAATCGCGCGCACCTGCCGATGCGGGAGAGCCGATCGGCCAGCACGACCTGAGCACGAGCACTGGCGGCCGGGCGTACATCGCCGAGTTCTTCGCGAAGCGTCTGCGGCGCCACGACTTCGGCCGCTATATCGCGGAATGGCTCGCGGCCGACTTCGCGTGCGCGCTGGCTCAATATCTGAGCGAGCATGACGCAGCCTCGCGGGCCGAGCCTCGCGCCGAGCTGCCGCGCTTCCCAACAATGCTCCGCAAGATGTGGAGCGGTGGCGAGGTTCAGCGCTGGATCGACGAGAACGTCGCACCGCGCGCGCCGCTGACAAATGCCATGCGCGACGTGCTCGCCGAGCGCCGCCGGCATGTCGAGCAAGAGGGCTGGACGCCGGAGCATGACGACCAGCACACGGACGGCGCCATGGCACGCGCCGCAGCCTGCTATGCCTATCCGGAACTGACCGCCATCGCCGGCTTGCGCACATGGCCGTGGGATACGACGTGGTGGATGCCGTCCGCGCCGCGCCGCAATCTTGTGAAGGCCGTCGCACTCGGGATTGCCGAAATTGAACGTCTCGATCGTGCTTCCGCCAGCGCAGGAGAACACCAATGAGCAAATATCAAAAACTCGACACCCTGATCCTTGAAGCGATCGACGTCACCATCAAGAAATTTGCGACCATCAATACCGGAACGGTACAAACGGAGAGCGAACGGATTGCGAAGGAGGAATCGACGCCGAGGACCCACGGCGATGTCGTGGCGTGGCGAATCGTCGATCGGCGCCTGCAGGCGCTGCGCAAGGCTGGGAAGATCCGCTCGACGTCGACGGGATGGGTTCGAACATGAAAAACGGGGGCGAGTCGCCCCCGCCGCGAATCATGTTATCCGCGAGTCTTAGCTGTCGACTTCTTAAGCGGAGCTTGAGCTAGCGCGCTTGCGGCGGTCTGTTTTGCCTTGGCGCCAGTACTCTTGCTTTTCAGCTGCTGGCTTGCGGTTGTTGCCACCTTCTTCGACGTCTGCTTCGGATTCGTCGCCATGATTAACCCCGTAAGTGGTCGCCAATATTGGCACCATGATCCTAGCATGCAACGCGAACAATTAATCTCAACTCCAGCTCCACCTCAATTCGCGGCCCTGATTCAATTTTTCGGCATTCAAACGCACGTTCGATTTTGATTGACACGCCGGCCACCAACTTGACGGCCGCTCGCTTTCGAAAGGATCGAAAACTTCGAAATTCTCGGCCATGTCCGTCTCCAATTTGACTGTGGTGGAATCCTTGCATAACCAAAGCAGCACAACGGATATTGAAAGAGACCCGAAGACTCCGGGGATTGGAATGGATCTCAGCAAAGGGAAGCGCGTAAGCGCAAAAGAAGCGGCGGCCATCCTCGGCGTGCCATACCAAAGCATCAGTCGAATCGACCGCGGATGCACTGTCATCCAGCGCTTTCGGCTCGGCCACAAAACATACGTCTACGACCTCGAATCGCTATACAGGTATCTCGCATCATGCCAATCGAAACCATCACGAAAAATGGGCGCCGGCGCTTCCGTTGGACGTTCGAGCGCGTCATCGAAGGTTCGCGTATCCGTAAAACCAAGCTCATCCCTGCAGGACTTTCTGCGCGCGAAGCTGACGAGCTAGGTCGAAAGTGGGATGCAGAGGTCTATGCCATCGCAACCGGCGCTCGCCGGCCGATCGTCACGATTGGAGAATGCGTCCGGATTCACGTGAGCGACAGAAGCGCGGGCTGGAAGGACAGAAAGACGCGAATCCAGATTCTGACCAAATACGCGCCCGAGTATGAGGACCAGGACGCCCTTGACCTCTACGACTGGTCGATCAAGTTCGCGGAATTCATGCGTGCGAACGTCGATCGCCAGGGGCGCCCAAAGAAGCCAATGTCAGACGGTACGATTCACAATACGTTCGGCTATATCCGTGCCGCGATCAAGCACACGCACAAGATCGGGAAGCTGGAATACGACCAGACGGCGAAGATGGTCATCCCGAAACCGAGCGAAGAGCGCCACGTCTATAAGGGGCGCCGGGAAATGCTGCAAATCGCGAAACAGTCCACAAATCGGCAGGCCCGAGCCGCGATCCGCACCGCCTTTTACTCCGGCATGCGCATGGGCGAAATTTTGCGCGCAATCCCGACCAAGGATGGATTCTCGCTCGGGCACACGAAGAACGGACGCCCACGACTCATTCCGATCCATCCCCGAATTGCCGTGATCGCGCGCCGTGTGACGTTCACCATCCCACCGTGGAAGCTGAAGGACGAGTGGGTAAAAGCACGCACTAAAGCCGGCCACCCCGACGTCCGATTCCATGACCTGCGGCACAGTGCTGCGTCGGAGATGATCAACGCTGGGATTGACCTCTATACGGTCGGGGGCGTGCTCGGCCACAAGACGACGACGTCAACCAAACGATACGCCCACCTGGTGACGGACAAGCTCGCGGAAGCGGTCAAGAAGATCGGCCGCTCATAG